TATCATTGATACAAACTATACAGAACAGGTAGTAAACGAAGTTAAAACCAAGAAAAAAACAGCGTTTAATGCTATTAGACAGATTGTAGCAGATAATAATATAACTGATTTTACGTCCTTATATTCGGCCTTACATAATGAACTATCAACACCTGAGGCAACAATTATTATAGAAGAATATTTATTTCATTCATCAACCATACCAGATAAAGAAATTTGTTTTATGGCTTGTATCTCTAAACTTATAAATATATAATATGGATTTAGTATTACACATGTTAGGACTATGTCCAGATAGCTTAACTCATTTTGACTTAACAGATATAATTAACTTTTACATTAACTATAAATTTACAAAATAATGAACGACCAACAACCACCTAAATTAAACATTTCGCTAGACAAGACAGCTGAAATAGTTTGTGACGACTGTGGACACAATGTGTTCCAAGAGGGATTAATGCTTAGAAAAGCAAGTAAATTCTTAACAGGCACTGCTCAAGATGCCTTAATACCATTACCTGTATTTAGCTGTGCTGCATGTGGACATGTTAATACAGAATTTTTACCTGAACCGCTTAAACCAACTGTGTAGTGAATTTATTCGACTGGTTAAATGAAATCACATATAGTAAACGTCCGTGGGATAAATTTACGGATGAAGAAAAATCAACGTTTAATACTTATATGATTAATCGTTTTATAAGTATGGACTCAAATTATATTGATGTTGTGAACTTAATTCAACAATATCCTAATTGTCCTAATAAATTGATTTATAAATACTACTGTGATTTATTACCTAAGAAAAAATCATTTTTCAGATACATAAAAGCAAAAGAAAAATTCAATACTGAGAATATAGAGATGATGGCTAATTACTATAAATGTAGTACTAGAGAAGCTAAAGACTATATCAGCATATTGGATGATGAACAAATAGAACAAATATTTAATTTAAGGACCCCAAGTACAAATAAAAAAAGGAGAAACAAAAAATGAGTACATTTATTTTAGGCGTTTCAGCTGCTTTGTTGGTTGGGATGCTTGTTTGGTTTACAATTGACACTATTAAGTCTCTAAAACGAATCAAGCAATTAGAAAATGAAAAAGAAAGCTTATGGAGAGAAATCCATGAACGATTTGACAACATTAACCGTAATCTAGATAATTTGATTCAGGAAACTAATCGTCGTATAGATGACAATTACAGTTATACTGATTCACGACTAGATAAAATGGCCAATGCTATTGAACGTGATTATGTTACGAAAAAAAACAAGTTAGACAATACAATTAATTATCAATAATCATTAACTAACTTGGGGTCCTTAATTAAATTACTTATATTTATCTTATAAATTAAAACACATGGGTTCACTAGCATCACACATTAACGACATTATCAGAGAACATGGTAGTGTAGAAGAGTATTTAGACACTCAAAAAGCAGATAAAAAAGGTTTTTCCAAATGTGCTGAAGAAGCACCTAAATACAACTGGACAACTACAACAACAATGGATAAATTAGAAGACAAAACACCAGATTTAATTACTGAAGCAGTAGTTGCTGATTTGCGTTCACGCAGTAAAGTAGGTATTACTAAATATAATACAACATTAGATCAAAACAATAAAGATGATTATATGAATCATCTATACCAAGAGTTATTAGATGCAGCTCAATACATCAAAAAGGAAATGTCATTTATTCCTATGGTAAAACAAATGATAAAAGATACTCCAAACGATATAGAGTTAGGTAAAAAAATAAGAGAGACATTTAATGGCTAAGAAACAAATATCCGAAATCGAAAGAAAAATAAGTAATACTTCCCTCAAAGAGATAGATTACAGGTACCAAGCTACCGTTTCCTATTCTCAGTATTCTATATATCGTTCATGCCCTCACAGATGGTTTTTACAGTATGTTAAAAACTTAGCGCCGTACCAAGCTTCAATTCAAACATTGTTTGGTACGGCGATGCATGAAACATTACAGAATTATCTTAAGGTGATGTATGAAGTAAGTGGAGCTGAGGCTGATAGAATAGATTTAATAAACGATTTCAATACTCGTTTCAGAGCTAACTATAAAAAAGAATTTGAATCAACCAAACAACATTTTACATCACCAGATGAAATGAGAGAGTTTTTTGATGATGGTATATCAATATTGGAGTGGTTTAAAAAACATCGTAAACAATTCTTTACAAACCGTAATACTAAATTATTAGGTATTGAGATGCCATTGATGGTAGGTTTATCTAAGAACTTATTTTTAAAAGGTTTTATTGACTTTGTATTGTATGATGAAGATCAAGATAAAGTTTACATCTACGATATCAAAACATCAAGACAAGGATGGAATGATAAAGCTAAAAAGGATGAAATTAAAATATCTCAAATCTTATTATATAAAGAATTTTTTGCTAAACAATATAATATAGACATTGATAAAATTGAAGTTGAATTCCTTATATTGAAACGTAAAATATGGGAAAGTAAAGATTTCCCAATACCACATATGAGTTCATTCAGACCACCTAGTGGAAAAATTAAACGTAAACAAGCAATGGAACGTTTTAATAGTTTCTTGGCTGAGTGTTTTGATAATGAAGGTAAACAAGTAATTAAAGCATATCCTAAACAAGTAAGTAAAGACAGTTGTGGTTACTGTCCATTCAAAGATAATAAAGAACTTTGTGATAAAAATGTCGCCTCTTAACTTATACGTATATTTATATATATAAAATATATATTATGGCAGATAAATTAACAAGCGTCAAAGTTAAAGACGACTTATTCGAAGAGTTCAAAGTGTTATGTGTTAGAACAAAGTTCTCACTACAAAAATTAGCAGACAGAAGTATACACTTATACTTAACTGATGAGAATTATAGAAAACAAATGCATAACCACACAAATCTATCTATAACTGGTAGTCAATCTTAAAAAATTAATTAAAATATTGTTATGAAAGAAGGTTTTATTCCTCAAGAAAAACGTAAGAAAATTCTCTTATTGTGTGATGATATTAGATTTACATCTGGTATAGCAACAATGGCAAGAGAGATAGTAGTAGGCACAGCTCACAGATTTAATTGGGTAAATGTAGGTGGAGCTATTAATCACCCAGAACAAGGTAAACGTTTAGATCTTAGTCAAGATACAAATACACATGCTGGTATTATTGACTCAAGTGTTATTATATATCCAACAAATGGATATGGTGATCAACAGTTAGTTAGACAAATGATGGATTATGAAAAACCAGATGCTATTATGTTCTTCACTGACCCAAGATATTGGACTTGGTTATTCCAAATGGAAAATGAAATTAGATCTAAAATTCCTATGATTTATTTAAACATATGGGATGATTATCCAGTACCAATGTATAATGAACCATATTATGAATCATGTGATGGGTTAATGGCTATATCAAAACAAACACTTAATATTAATAAAATAGCATTAGGTGATAAAATTGAAGATAAAATATTAAGTTATGTACCACATGGTATTAATGAAAATATGTTCTTCCCAATCACTAAAGATGATGTTAGATTAACTGAAATTAAAAAAGCATTATTTAAAGGTAAAGAATATGAGTTTGTATTAATGTTTAATTCAAGAAACATTAGACGTAAATCAATTCCAGATACATTAGCTGCATTTAAATTATTCTTAAATAAATTACCTAAGGAAAAAGCAGATAAATGCGCTATACTATTACATACTCAACCTATTGATGAGCATGGAACTGACTTATATGCTGTACGTGATATGTTATTTACTGAAGAACAATGTTCACAAATTTATTTCTCAGACCAAAGATTAGCATCTGAAGAAATTAATAAATTATATAACTTGTCAGATGCTGTTATATTATTAAGTTCAAATGAAGGATGGGGATTAAGTTTAACTGAGGGGATGATGGCTGGTAAAATGATTATCGCTAATGTGACTGGTGGAATGCAAGACCAAATGAGATTTAAAGATAAAAAAGGTAATTGGATTGAGTTTGATGCTGATTTTTGTTCTAATCACTTTGGTACATTTAAAGAATGTGGTGAATGGGCAATGCCAGTGTTTCCAAGTAACATGAGTATTCAAGGTTCAGTACCTACACCTTATATATTTGATGATAGAGTTGATTTTAGAGATGCTGCTGAGGCAATTATGAAAGTATATGAGTTAGGTAAAGAAGAAAGAGAACGTAGAGGTAAATTAGCTCGTGAATGGGTCACATCAGATGAATCAATGATGAGTGCTAATAACATGAGTAAAAATGTTGTTAACCATATTGAAACAGTGATGAAAACATTTAAACCAAGAAAAAATTTCACTTTAACTAAAGTAGAAACATTAAAAAGAAAACATTTAAGACATAAATTAGTTTATTAATAGTTATGAAACCATTATTATTTATAAGTTGTCCAATTGAGACAATGTCCGGTTACGGAGCGAGATCAAGAGATATAGTTAAAGCACTCTTAAAATATGATAAATATGATGTTAAAATCATATCACAACGTTGGGGTAATACAGCATGGAACGCTCTAGATAAAAACAATGAGGATGATAAAAAAATTCTAGATTGTATTTGGAAACAACCACAACTACCTAAACAACCAGATGTATGGATCCAAATCACAGTACCAAATGAATTTCAACCTGTAGGTAAATATAACATTGGTATTACAGCTGGTATTGAAACTACTATATGTGATCCAAGTTGGATTGAAGGTATTAATAGAATGAATTTAACATTAGTATCATCTGAACATGCTAAAAAAGTATTTGAACAGTCTACATTTGAAAAACGTAATCAACAAACTCAACAAGTAGAAGCAGTTATTAAATTAGAAAAGCCAATTCAAGTATTATTTGAAGGAGCTGATTTAGATAAATATTTTTATATAGAAAGCTCTAAATTAGAAAAAACTGATTTAGTAACAACATTAAATGAAATTAAAGAAAGTTTCTGTTACTTGTTTGTTGGTCACTGGTTACAAGGTGATATTGGTGAAGATAGAAAAAATGTTGGTTATATGGTTAAAGCATTCTTAGAAACATTTAAAAATAAGAAAATACAACCAGCATTAATATTAAAAACATCTCAAGTGACTAATTCAATAATGGATAAGGAAGAGATGTTAAATAAAATAAATGCCGTTAGACAAACAGTTAAAGGTGAATTACCAAACATTTATTTACTACATGGTGATTTAGAAGATAAGGATATGAATGATCTATATAATCATTCTAAAGTGAAAGCAATGGTGTCATTAACTAAAGGTGAAGGATTTGGTAGACCATTACTTGAATTTAGTTTAACTAAAAAACCAATTATAGCTAGTAATTGGAGTGGACATTTAGATTTCTTAAATCCAGAATTTACTGTTTTAGTAGGTGGTATGTTAACAAATGTTCATCCATCAGCAGCTGCTCAAAATATGATTTTAACTGAAGCACAATGGTTCACACCTAATGATTCTAATGTAGCTGATGCTTTTAGAAATGTAGTTAGTGATTATAAAAAGTATAGTGAGTTAGCTAAACGTCAAGCACATTATGCTAAAACAAATTTCTCATTTGATAAAATGGCTGAGGTTTTAGATAACATATTAGAAACTAACGTGCCAAAACAAGTAGAACTTAAATTACCTAAACTTAAAAAAATATAAAATATGGAAGATAGATTAGTAATATGTGCTAGATGTGGTTCAGACGCTTGCTATGAACACACTCATCAAGGTATAACAATATCAAGTTGTATGGGTTGTGGATTCACAACTAACGAATTAATGATTAATGAAAGTGATTTAGTTAAGCAAACTGAAGAAGTAATGCCTGAGCTATATAAAGATCTTAAATTTATAGATAGT